CAGCTAGGGCTGTAGAAGAGCGAGCATCCAGAGTTCCTCTTTCCAGCAAAAAGACAGGCTTGATAAATGGCTACATTACAGGGGACTTTCTAGTTCAAATGAAGGAGGTCGCTGGCGGTATTATAGACTTTGTAGACTTCGACCCCCCATACCCGATTGGGCTTGAGAAGAATGCTTTATACACAAGCAGTAGCACAAAGGGAATAGATATCCTTGGATACATTGAGCCTAGCAGAGAGCAGTTCCCTGAATTCTTAGAGTCGTTCTTGAAAGAATGCTGGCGGCTGATGGCTTCAGATAGCTGGATTATAGTATGGACAGGTATGGAACCTTGGATTCATAACATTACATATGAGATTATGATAAAAACAGGATTTAAAACCAATGGGTTGGTTTGTATTTGGAACAAGATGAGAAAAGGGCAATGCCGACATCCTGATAAGTATCTATCTAATTCTTACGAAGCTTTCCATTACGGCAGAAAAGGGTTACCTGCTCCTGCTGTTATGGGGAGAAGTAATGTATTTAACTGCAAGCCATCTAGCCGCAATACTAAAGCTCATAAAGCTGAGAAGCCAATTGAACTAATGCAGGAAATCATCAGTACTTTTGTAAGACCAGGGGCAAGAGTATTAGCGCCATGTTTAGGTAGTGGGAATACGATGTTGGCAGCATCCAATTTAGGAATGGCAAGCTTGGGATGTGAGCTCAGCAAGACTTACAAAGACAAATTTATATTAAAGGTAGAGCAAGGAGAGCCGGGGTCTTACAAATCGATTCTAGCGAAAGAGGATGAGGACGATGAAGATTTATGAGGCTACAGCAACACAGAAGATTACAAAGGAAAAAGAAGGAAGAAATCGATGAAAGCAAAACGCCATAAACGACTCAAATTAATCTTCATAGCCGGTCCCTTCAAAGGACGTATTAAGCAACCATCTGCTATGATGATTGAGCGGAATGTTAGAATGGCTGAGGCGCTCAGCTTGCGAGTATGGAAGCTTGGAGCCATACCTATTTGTATGCACACTATGAATCGCTTCTTCTTCGGAGAGCTCGGTGAGGAAGATGACATTCCGAACGCAGCACATCGTATAATCGATGTTTGTGATGCTGTTATTACTTCTTGGGGTTGGGAGTTCTCTGAGGGCGCTGAGGACGAAGTCCAATACGCACATAAGGAAGGAAAGCCTGTATTCCATAGCGATAAGGACCTGCGCTGTTGGCTAGAGGATACCAAGAGGGACTAGCTGTTTACAATATGTAAACATCTAACAGAGGACAAGATGGCTGGCGATGTAATGTTATGGATAGACTTTGGTATAATTGCAACCGCCTTGATTCTTTATCTCATCATCAACACCAAAGGGAGAGGTTAGATGGCTGAGCGGAAGTTATTAGTTCCACCATATGGAAGCTCTGACGCTCCAATAGCCTTAGTTGGAGAAGCCCCTGGACGGGAGGAGGCCCAGGCTCTAAAACCCTTCATTGGCCAGGCCGGTCAGCTGCTTACTCAGTTCTTAGCAGCCGCCGGCTTAAGTCGTGCTCAGTGCTGCATCTATAACGTAATAATGGAGAAGCCGCCAAACAATGATATAACTAAGTTTATCAAGCTGGATAGAGGTGGTGTAGTAAAGCAGCATCCAGATTATGCTTTCTATGAAAACCTTCTTCACAAATATCTAGCTGACTCCAATCATAATATCCTTGTTCCACTTGGTAATGTATCATTATGGGCATTAACAAGGCGCCATCCAATTACAACATGGCGGGGCTCGATGATAGAGTCAGTCCCTCTTGGAAAGTCTGGTAAGATAATAAAGGTGCTTCCTACATTCCATCCCGCCAGCGCCTTCTCATTTCGTAACTATACTAATCGCTACCTTATAGTCAGCGACTTCCTGAAGGTAAAGGAGGTAATGGATTACCCAGAGCTACGCTATAAACCTAGAACACTCCATCTTCGTCCGACATTCCTTGAGGCTAGAAGTTTCCTCGAGCGATGTTGCAAAGCAAAGGAGGTCGGATTTGATATTGAGATGTCTCTGAGATCAAGGGAAATAACCTGCATAAGCTTTGCTTTATCTGCCAATGAGGTAATGTCAATACCATTCTCCCATAAGGGAAATGAGCATTACATGACCTTTGATCAAGAGACTGAAATCTGGCAGCTGATTGGCCAGCTCCTTGAGGATGAGTCCATTATAAAGCTTGGACAAAACCTATCCTTTGATGTCTGTCACATATTCAGTCATTACGGAATTCTAACAAAGAACATAAGAGATACAATGGTGGCGCAAGGTATTGCTAATCCAGACTTTCCGAAAGCTCTGGAGTTTACAACCTCTTTATACACCGACATCCCTTATTATAAAAAGGATGGTAAAACCTTTGTAAGCCTTCGCGATCCAGATGACAGATTCTGGCGCTACAATGCACTTGATAGCATAGTCCTGTTTGAAATCGATGGCCAGCTTCAATTAGATTTAATGAAGCAGCGGAACGAAGAGACATACGATCAAGCAATTAAACTGATTGAGCCCTTGATCTATATGCAACTCAGAGGAATTCGTACAGATAGAGACGCAATGAAGGCTGCCAGTAAGAAATTGGAGAAGGAACTGAAGGATCTTCAAATAGAGCTTGAGCTGTTGTGTGGTCAGCCACTAAATGCTAACAGTTGGAAACAGGTAGCCAATTATTTCTATATCAAGAAGCGGATTACTCCTTACAGAAAGCGTGGGAAGAAAGGCAGCCCCGGAGCTATTACCACAGATGATACAGCTATGACACGCTTAATGAGAAAGGGACATAAGGAGGCTAATCTCATCCTGCAAATCCGTGGTAAGAGTAAAATGAAGAGCACCTACGTTGACATGCCGCTTGATGAAGATGGAAGGCTGAGGGGCTCATATAATCCTGTTGGTACTAAGACAGGCCGCCTGAGCTCAAGTCAGACTATCTTTGGAATGGGGGGCAACCAGCAGAACATCCCAAAAGAGCATCGCAGGTTTATGAAAGCTGATCCTGGCTATATCCTCTACGGACCTGACTTGAGCCAAGCCGAAGATAGAGTAGTAAGCATGATCGGCCCAGAGCCTGTAAAGGCAAAAGCTTATGAGGTCGGATGGGATACACATAAACTGACAGCCTCTTTAATGCTAAACATTGAATATGATGAAGTAAGTAGCGACCCTTATTCTGCTGGGCTGCCTAATAGTGATAAGAGCCAGCGAGATATAGGAAAGACCTGTAACCACGCTTTGAATTATGGGCTTGGAGCAGAGAAGCTTTCACTTAAATACGGACTCCCCAAGGACTATGCTGATTACGTAAGAGCTAAATATTATGAGGTGTACCCAGGCGTGGTGCAGTATCATAATTGGATACAGGAGAAGCTTAGAAGGGACCGAGCCATTACGAATTGCTATGGCAGAACCCGCACCTTTCTAGAAACTTGGGGGGATGATCTATTCCGAGATGCTTATTCATTCATTCCACAGTCGACAGTTGCAGACAAAATCAATCGGGAGGGCATCATCCCACTTTACTACGACAGATGCTTCCGAAATGTTGAGCTACTTGCTCAGATCCATGATGCTATATGAGAATGCCTTAATAGACTAAAGGCTTTGCTTGAGTCTCCTGTTACTTGGAAGAACCAGCAGTTCATTATCCCAGTTGATATACAGCTTGGATTGAATGCTCGAGACTTCGTAAAGGTAAAGGGGGAGTTGACAGTTGAGAAGTTAGAGGATGCATATAAAACTGCTTTGGAATTGGATAATGCCGCAACGAAAGCTAGATGACTGGATTACATCATACTTACAATATGTAGATAATACTGAACCGCCTCATCTTTATAAAGTCTGGGCAGCGGTCTCAGCTATTGCCGCTTGCTTAAAACGCAAATGCTATCTGAGATGGGATAAGCGAGTGTATCCAAATCACTACATAGCTCTGGTAGGTCCAAGTGGGACAAGGAAGAATACAGCTCTAGATCCGATTGAAGATTTACTGCTGGGTGTTGGAATTTATGTAGCAAGTGATGCTGTTACTAGACAGGCTTTGATACAAGAAATCAACGAATGCAGTGCCTTTGACAAAGATCCAGTGACTGATAAGGTCATGCCGCACGCATCCTTAACTGTGTTCAGTAAAGAGTTCACAGTCTTTCTTGGCTGGAAAAATCAAGAGCTTATAATGGACCTTACAGATTGGTACGACTGTAAGAATCTATGGCGATATCGAACCAAGCATATGGGGACTGACACTATTGTGGGGGTGTATGTCAATATGATTGGAGGTACCACACCAGATACTCTCCACATGGCTCTACCAGAGGAGTCTATAGGAGGAGGATTGACTGCTCGAATCATTTTCGTCTATGAGCTTAAGAAGGGAAAGGTAGTAGCTGATCCATATGCTATTCCAAAAGACATCGAACAGCTTGAGAGTGATTTAGCCAATGATCTTGCTGCTATACATACGATGTGTGGCCAGTTCAGATTCACTCCAAATGCTCTTGATAGAATAATGAGCTTCTATATTGCTCAAGAAGAAAATCCCCCCTTTAAAGATGAGCGCTTCTTAGATGGATATGTTGGCAGAAGGCTAACCCATCTTCTTAAAACAACAATGGTGATGTGTGCGTCTCGCTCAGATGATATGATAATAGATACATATGATTTTGAGCGAGCCCTTGCTCTGTTGACGCAGACTGAACGAAATATGCCAAATACCTTCCGAGGTATTGGCAAAAGCAAGTCGGCGGAGTTGCTGCCTAGAATAGAAGGTGTAATTGCATCCTCTGGGGAGGTCAAGTTCTCTAAGCTTATGATGCTCTTCAGAGCTGATATAAATCAAAGAGAACTCATGGAGATTATAGCAGTTCTAGAAAAGATGAAGTTCTGTAGTTATACTCCAATTGAAGGAGATGCTGTTATAACCTTTCTAGGTGAAAGGCTTGATGAAATAAAAGAACTAGAGGAGGAATGAAAATGTCAGCACCACTCGACGTAATAGCTAAGGAAGCGAAGCACGCGATCTGTCTCAAGAGCATCGCTGGAGTAGAGTCTGCTGTGAGCGAACTGAACCAACTCAGAATAGATATCATGGGCAACATCAAGCCTCCCACACAGGAGGACACGGACCGTCCAACCCCTGGCTCTTTGGCTGATTTCCTGGATGCTGCGCCGCAGATACTCCAACGCATTGAGAACAATATCTCCACAATCGTAGATGAGATACGTAACGCTTTGCTTTAGACAATGCCTCATGAAGGCGAAGTAAATGCAGTATAAAATCTAACAGAATGGATCAGAGATTATTTCAATTGTACTTGGTCGGGCGGATGAGGTTAGAGACCAGGGCTGAAGGAGGTGAGGGCAACGAAAGGACAGCCCGCTATGGTTTTGAAGCGGAGCAGTTGGCACAACAAACAAAAGGAGGATTAATGATGACTATATTATCAGAACGCAGAGCAGAATTTGTTTACCAAGCTGCACGAGAAGCAGCTAAAGCAGCCGGAGCGCCCATCATCCCTGACTCATGGAGCGACCGCGAAGAACCTTTCCGCGAACAGTTCTTGAAAGTGATAGAACGGCAATGTAGCGAGCAGCGTTCCCGTTCCCCTGAAGAGCTGCACGGTAGTTGGATGCAGTCATATTTTGCAATGGGTTGGGTGTATGGCGAGGAATATGACCGAGAAAAGAAAATTCATCCTGACCTTGTACCCTATGCCGACCTGGGGCAATTGGAAAGAGACAAAGATGCTGTATTTATCGCTCTTTGCGAAATTGCCCGACAGTGGATCTACTGAAATTAACAAGCCACTGAGATGTGAGAGGATGATGATGGGTGGACTAAAATGTTGCAGGGAAAGGCTGAAATTTGACACCGAACAAAGCGGGATGCTGTGGGCCAAGTGTTCTATATGTGGTTTATGGAGTCAAAAGCATCCGGGTTCCCCCGTGGCCTATAAGGGCTATGCCAAACAAGATTGGCGTTGCCTTGTGTGTGGATCCAGTGTGCAAGCAAAAACGGTATACCATAGCATTTATATACCAAGATCGCTGGCTGGGTTTGGGGAGGTAGAAACAAAGACAACACCATATTGTCCTGAATGTGAAAAAGAACCAAATTCGTATGGTCTACCTGTTTACTATGATGAAGACGGTAGATATTAGCAGCACAGGAGAATGATCATGACCATTGTCCTGAAAACACGGGCTGACGTGCTGAACGCTGTCAAGTCGTACTTGGAGGAAGTCGAGACGTTGTTACAACATTACCCTGAGTATCGTTCGGACATCAAAGCAGAAATCAGGCTCTATGTTTATGGCCTGTGGGACATACCGCTTGGTGTGGATAAGTATCCAGTTAGAACACATGGAGGAGGTAACATGAGATGAATACGAAAGACCATCAATCGGTTATTATAGCGCTGTTTATAGTTGCATTTCTCCTCTTAGCTTGTTACTTGGCATTCGGTCAGGAGAAGCCAATCGAGGTTTCATTCATCGCAACAGAGAGGGTCTGGCCTACCAGCTGGTCAAAAGAACAGTGTGGTGGAAAAGATCGTATCTATGGCATTGTACAGTTTCTCCCTTCCGGTGCGACGCGGGCGCTGCACTTTGCTCCCACTCCCTATATGGGGCGGTGGAAATACAACTCGGCAATTGCCCCGGCTCGATTAGAGGGCGCTACAGAATACCGCATCATTATTCCCGTGGCTGCGTTCCAGGATTTGTCTGGAGCAGTAAACAAACATCCGGTTAAATTCGCACGCACAGTTGCCCGGCCATCACCTGTCGGTGATATCATCGATAATAAACAATGGAAGGAGATCTAAATGTCTTTACCAGCATCGTTTGTCGTTGTTCAATCCCCTGAATTCGGGATGAAGGCCCTCTGGTCTGCTTGCTGTAGCGACCGCCACGTGAGCATACGTGGGAATTTTGGCGTGGATGACCCCTCGTCTATCGAGCCGAATAGTGTAAGTGTCGAAATCATCCCCCCTGATCAGGACTACACAAAACCGCTCAATACATGGATCTTTCATGTGAATCAAGATCCGCTGCCCTCCTGGTGGGATGCCCAGAAAGCGGAAGAGTGTGTTCGACGCGAACTCCCTCAATGGGTGAAGAAGAAACTTGTGCTCCCCGATGAAACCCGAGAGGTGGTGTGTGGATATAAAATCATCTCTGTTGTACTTGGTCGGGTGAATGAGGTCAGAGATCATGGCTGGGTATGTGAGATCAGGGACCACGGTCAGGTGCGTACAATCAAAGACAATGGCCGAGTGAACATAATCAGGGACCACGGCCAAGTATGTACGGTCGAAGATGATGGTCAAATAGGTAGGGTCACTGATCAGGGTGTGGTACATGAGGTCAGAGACCACGGCAGAGTTGGCACGGTTAGAGATCGTGGTCGAGTAGACATAATTAGAGACTATGGTCTGGTGTATATGGTCAAAGATCATGGCCGAGTGGGCACAGTCGGAGACAATAGCTTGGTGTACATAGTTAGAGATCAGGGCCGTGTGAATGTGGTCAGAGATCAGGGGCAATGATGATAAGAGTAAAATGTTCACTTTGTAATGGTACAGACGAATCTTGTGTTCGGTGTTTAGATGGTACAGAAGACATTTATATATGGCACGCAAATAGAGGATTAAAAATACCTAATGTTATACATCTCGATTCTGGCTATTACAGAATATCGTTTGGTCGCGAAGACTTCGCACAATTTCCAGACAATCTAAAAGGATTTATCCCTGATAAGTATATTTTTCAACCTACATGGAATCGCCACAAGTATCAAAATTTTGAAATTGTGTGAAGGTGCAACGAAATGTGTGTAGCTGCTAGATGAGCGTAGTTAGAGACCATGACTGAAGCAAGGCGAGGACGAAAGACTGAAAAAGAAAGACCAGATTATCATCCGGCAATCTGGTCTTTGCATTTAATTGTAAGCACTCTTCTAAACAGGGATCTTATGGAGTTACTACAGTTGCTTTTAGCCCAGCTTGAAAAGCCTCTATCATCAAACCAGTCATAAATTGAAGATTGGAATCTGTCTCTGAGCTCTGGCCGATGCTAATATTATAAGCGCCACTAGCATCCACAATGATCTCTGCTTGGCCATTCCAGATTGATTTTCCCCACACATTAGTCTCATTGATAATAAGCTCAGTGCCAGTTCCATCTACTGCGGTCTCTCTGTAGATTGCTTTATGGCTAATACACCCGACCATTAACATCACAAACATCAATCCTACTACTAAGCCTCTTGTCATGATATCCTCCTCTGTTTTATTAGATGTTTACAAAATGTAACCATCTATTTTGTTTCTTCAGCCTCATCCATCAGCACGTCAATTCGCTTTATAGCAGCTTCCAGCCGCTCTTCTGTAAGCGTCCCTTTAATAAGCTGCTTTGCTACATCATCTCGAATTCGCTTTATTGCATAGTAACTTCTCATCTGCTTCGAGCTTCTGGTGTAAGGGAAAATAAAGATCTTGCCTACACTATAAAGAAGCCTCCCAAATTCCTTCTCTGCTATCCGCCTGGTTTGTGGATCAGCATGCTCTTCTTCAAGCACACCATAGACACGAACTAGCTGCGCCAAAGTATATTTAGCCATACTAGCTATCCGTTTGTGTGGCGGATCAAAGACATTCCAAATAGGTTTATTTCCTCCAGTTTTATTAATCGCCAATTCCCAGCCTGTTCTCCATACAGGGTGGAACTCCCATTTGTTGCTAGATAAAAATCTGAGAAGGCCATTGTCAACATTAGGCTGGGTTGATTCATAAAATCTGTAGATATACTTAAGAGGAAGGTTGACAGGGTTGGAGAGTGTGAGCACAAATTCCTTCTTCTCTCCATCCTCGGTTGTAATTTCCTTAACCCACCTCCGTCCATATTCGTCGGAGTCGAATCCTAGAAAACGCATCGCTGCATCAGTCGCTGCAATCAAAGCGATAGTCTGGAACAAAGCTAGTCCATAGCCTTTAGTCTTTGGGTCAACTTTTTGAAAGCCTCGCTTTTCTACTGCCTGCTTTGCCATCCTAGCAGCATCGAGCCCCATTCTACCCCATAGCTTCCCCATAACAAACTTGAAGGTTGGTGTGAAGAAGATAGTATTGAGCGTCCTTCTTGTTCTCTCTGGTACACTAGCATAATCACCGTGGAAGAGAGCTGCTATCTGGGCAGCTTCCATCTGGTCAAAGCCTCTTTGCTGAAGTAAATTGTAATGCACCTGCCTAATAAGTCTATCCAACCCCCAAGCTGTATTCCATGCCATTGTGTAATAAGCTTTCGTCATTGCAACTGGGCTTCCTGAAAGCGCTTCCTTGAGGAAGCTCCCTACTTTTTCATCCCATTTCAATCCTGCATTCTGTACGAAGTCCATCATAGATTCAAAAGGATTAGCAACAGGTTTGGAAGCTATACCATGTTCTTCAGCTGCATAATACTCTTTGGTACGATTGATTGTTTGATGAAGTGCCTTACCAAAGGCTCCTGGGATTTTATGCAGCCGAAAAGTATTATTCATAACAAGCTGAAAAACGTCGTACATGGGGAGGAAGAAAGGATTAGCAAATTGCAGCCCCTTCACTCCAGACATGAACCTGACCAAGCTATTGGGTGTGGCCTGCCGAGTATAAAGCTCGTG